GCAGAATTGTTCTGTATAATATTAGCTAATTCATCGTCAAAATTTTCTTTTACCGGAAAAGTTTTGCCACCTAAGGTAAAATGATCTTCGCCAGCTTCTTTGGCCTTCTCATCTTTATAGTGCATTACGCCTGCGCCTTCATCGGTGATACCGGCCAACTTGGCTAGCTCATCTAGTTCATCATGTGCTGCTGGCTTGGGTGCATCCAGTTTAGGTGGATGCATACTACGTGCAGCATCTTGTGCTTGTACGTCTTTGGGAGTTAGTGGAGCGGCTCCTGCGGCCTTGCGTTGTACTGCTGGTACTTCGTAAGGTACCGGTCCGCCTTCTTCCATGTGATGTCTGTGCAACTGCATGGCACCGTTTAGTAGGTCACTGCACTCACCAGTCATTTGATATTTCTTGTAGTGATCATTGAGTGTGTTCATGCACTCGTCCATGCCCATGCCATGCTTCTTGGCTAGAGCTTGAAAGTTCATGCTTTCGTTCACTGTATCAATGTTGCCTTTGCCGGCAATACGTGTACCTTTTTTACCTTTTGGTACTTCGCCTGTGGTGCGACCAAAGATGTCGCCCTTGGGTGCTGCTTTTGCATCCATTGGCTTTTCGGCCTTGGGGCGACCTTTTTGTCCGTGTTTGATGTCACGTTTGGGTTTTGGATTACCTTCTTTGCTGACATCATATTCGGTACCGTATGTACCACCTTTGTAGATTTTACCATGCTTGGTAGCCAATGTTTCACGTTCTTCATCTACTTCTTTTTTTGGAAGATACTTGTCCTTGATGCGACCTTTTTCTTCTTCGCTGGCACCTTCACGTCCGGCTTTTTGTAAGGCTTCGAAACCTTTCTTGCCGTACTTTTTAATACCAGTATATCTCTGTAAGCCATTTTCACTCAAGTGATCATGCTCGGTGCAGGTACCAGCTTCGCACATGGCGCATTCGCCCATGTTGCCCATGCCACCATCCAGTGTCTCATTGGCTTTTTTACGACCAGCAACACTACGACGTGTCATTTCTTTTTGTCCTAGCTTTTTGCGACCAGCAGCGGCAGCAATAGCATCAGCACTGGCCTTGCTTTTACCTGTCTTTTGAATAGCCTTGCTGACTTTTTCAAATTGGCTTTCAGCAAACTGTTGTTGTAATCTTTGCTCAATACTGCTAACTTCACGTAGGCCTTTAAGGATGCTTCCTTGTGACTCAACGCTTTCACGAATCTGTTGTGCTTTTTCTTTTACTACTTCAGCAGGAGTAGGCTCAAGAGCTTTTAGCTTACCTAAGATGTTATAAATGTTGTCGGTGGGATGATTCTTGCTCATTATTGTCCTCTTTTGCCTTGCAGTTTATTTTTTGTTGTTCCCACTGGAGCAGTTGTGCCTTGTGGAATATCGTTTAGTGTTTTGCCGTATGCAGAATCTTTGTCTCTACCCACTGTGGTGTCTGAGCCAGCAATGTCATACTGGCGTGTGTGTTTTTCTAATTCAGCAATTAGACTCTTGATGCGTCCTGGACCCACAAGTTCTTGTGCTCCGGGTTCGTCTTTGAGTTCTTGTTCGTCTAGTAGTGCACCCTCATGATCCTTGCCACGCATTTCGGCTTCTTCGGTTTGTTCGGCTTCTAGTAGATTGCGAACCACGATCCAGTCAGGATTGATTTTGGCACGTTCTTTGATGGTTTGACGAATTGCCACTGAGTTGGTTGGGTACTTGACTGTGACATCAAATGTCCAGCACTCGCATGGGCCCCATTGTGGAAACTCTCTGTGTTCTTGTATCGGCATGCTTTTGACTGCACTAACACTTTCCAATTGCCAAGTGTCAAGAGCATGTTTGATCTGTTCCATGCAATCCTTGGGATTTGTGCCAGCCATTTTGATGCGAAACTGTTGTGGCTTGCTACATTCGTAAATGTAAGACTGAAAGGGTTTCATCTCTAAATTCCTATATATTGTATATTTAGCTCTGGTGGGTTATTTGTTTTGTTTGCCAAGTATCTGTTTTAGCAGTTCATTGCGATCCAGCACAATGCCCTGTCCCTCTATAGGCTCTTCTTCGGTAACTCCGCTTTTGGCATCTTTACGAATCTGATGATCCAGGCGAGCTTTTTGCAACTGCAAATTGATCATACGCAGTTTCTTGTCCATTTTGGCTGTCTTGGCAGTGATACTGTGTCCAAGCATTACACCAGCAGTTTGCAGTATTACACCAGCAAATCTTGGATCGGTATTCATGCCCAGGTCAATAAGATCTTCGGCCTTGGTTTTGGCCAGTGTTGCCAATTCGTCCAGTTCTTGATCTGCGGTGTCTAGATCACGTACTGTGGGAAGGGCAATATCAATTTTACTAATAGCACTGTCAACTTCGTCTATTAGATCAAAGTTTTCTTTTATGAATTCTTGTGCCTGTTCGGGTGTGGCGTCTTCGTCGGCAGGTGCTAGGTTCAGCAGGTCTTCTAGTTTTTTAGTCATACCAATATTTATTTGGCACGACCCTGATGGAACAAATCATTTTCGGTGATTATTCTAAATGCCAGGCCCTGTGCTTTGCAGAAACTTCGAGCTGCTTGCCACTTGGCCATGTTCAGTATGGCGGCTGCTTGTGCACGTTTGCTATTGCCTGCGGCTTCCAGTGTGGTTTCTTTTTGTGGCTTGATTTCCCATACTTCGCCATGTGTCTGCATTTTGGCATCAAGATAAGTCACAAAAAAGTCAGGCACATATATAGTGTTTTTGCCTGTAAACGGATTACGATAGTTTATGTGCATGGCCTCGTTGGCCCATTGCAAGATGCTGGGATTCTCATCGCACATACGCATCACCGCATGTTCCCAGCTGCTACGATAGTGCGGGATTTTTTTGCCCACATACTTGGTAGGATTTTTTAATTGAAAAAATCCATTGGCATATTTGCTCATGGTAAAATAAGTCTTGCAATGGCAGGATTGGTATTGATACTGGCGGCGCTTCTAATTCCAATTTGACTGGTAGGCACGCGGTTTACATTCAAGAAAGCCGCAAGGTAATTGTTGAGTTCTAGCGGAGTCAATTGACGAAATTGATCCAACATAGACACTGGATCCAGCCCCTGTGCTTGAGCAGTGTATAGCACAGCTGCGGCTAGTGCTTTACCTGATGAGGCATTGCCAGTGTACTTTTCAAAAAAACTCACCAACACGTCGTTGGCCAATCCCACACTGAAGTCAATGGCAAAAATATTATTAAAATATTTCTGTGGCGTATTGGGACTGTTTGACAAGTCCGGAGCTGCAATATTGGTAGCTGTTGATATTTGATTGTTACTCATATTTAATTTACTATTATGGTACAGGTGGCCACGGTGGTATGCCAGAGTTTAGTGAAACACCACTGATACTACTGTCTAATCCTTTAACAGTTAGAAAATCTCCGGCACCGGTATTGAGATCAGCTACACTTAACGGAGTATAAGTGCCTTGGAGAGTATTCTGATTGAATAGTGTAGCAGTATTTCGAGCTGTATCCGAAGCCAGGTCTGAACCATTGACAGCGTTCAGACTGGAAGGATCGGTGGCGCTGGTAAATGTAGGATCAAAAAAGTTTTGCACCGATTCTTTAACACCGCTAAAGGATTTGGCAAGATCGCCAGTAAGTGTGCCGTTGGGAGTATCACCATAACTCAAACTATGATTGATCGCACTAACACCACTGCTGATCTGTTGTGATAGATATTGGCCACCAGCAGTGGCCAGTGCATTGGTTGTGGCCAATGCGGCGCCGGTAACAAATTTCAGTGCCATGTTCTCTACTGTGGCCAGTGCTGCACTGGGATTGGAAATAGCAGCTGCTGCAATGCCCAACACAGCAGTGCCGTTTTGTCCAAGTCCGTTGGCTATTCCTGACGCTACTCCGGCACCAATAGCAGTTCCGGCCTGTGCACCAATCTGTTGTCCGGCCTGATTCAATTGACCTGATATCAAACTGCTATTGGTAACACCGGTACTGGTACTGCCCAATGCTGGTAACGCAAATCCGCCAGCATTGTTAGTGGTGGCAGTTGCTGCCTGAGCAGCAGTGGCCATGGTGGTAGCGGCAGTGGCAAGACTGTTTTGTATTCCCAATATTGGTGGCACTACTGATCCACTATTGGTTGTCATGTTAAAGCTGGCCAAATCGGTCACACGGTCATTGGCCGTGGTATATCCGCCTTGACCGTTGCCAACTGCACTTGCACCAACAGCACTAGCCAACGGGCTCGGAGTATTATCGTAATGCAGATCTATGTATCCGCCCACAGTGTTGTTTGTGGTGTAACCAGTTTGATATTTCACAGTTTCAAACTGAATACTCATCTGATGCTCCATCAGGCCTTGATTGTCACTGGTGTTGTGGTCGCCGTGTTTGAAGCTGGTGATAATGGGATTGACCAATTCGTATTCGCTAAAATTCTTTTGATACAAGCTGTAGATACGTATGGCCTGTATGTACTGATAATTCTGATAGGCATTGGGACTGTTGTAACTGCCCACCGGTTTGGGAGTATATCCCCATTCAAATGTGGGACGTTCTTGATACTTGCTGATCAGCTGATAGGTGGCATCGGCATAGTCGCTGTCACGATAAAAGAAACTGTAGTAGTCATACCAAAAGTTTCTAACATTGTCACTTTGATCATCATGGAATGTGATAGTGACCGGATCATAGTTGATTTTATTCTGCACAATGTTTTTACGATTGTAGGCATTGTGTACCTTGGTGTCTATGCTGAATTTTGGCAAGGTTACATTTTTTACAATCATGCCAAGCTCTTGTGCACTGGTGTTGCTCACACTGCTGATCAAGGGATTGAAATCAAACTCAACATAGAATAAAAATCCGTATTTGGGACTGAGTCTAAAATTGCCATCAACAAATATACGTGACGCATGTTGGTAATCACGAACAGCCACTGTCTGCAGTTTGGTGAAGACATCATACTGCATTTGACTGGGAGTCAATAACGGGGTAATGGAATTGGTCCAGTCGTTGGTGTTAAGATTGGTTACAGGCATAGTAATATTTATCAAAAGAAAAACCCGGATTTTTAAGTCCGGGTTGTCGCTGAATCTAAACTAGATTAGTTTACTGTGCCTAGTCCGTTAGGTACCAAGGTCTGGCTGATAACTGTTGTACCAACACCACCACCCACTGTTTGGATAGCATTGTCAAACTTGATGTTTAGTGCAATACGAACATCTTCATTGGTACCATAGTTCATGTCACCGTAGTCAACTTGACTCAAGAAGCAACCATCCAGTTCCCATGCTTCTAGCACATTGACTGTTGTAGTGCCATTGCCACCATCAAGCATTTCAAATAGCAACTGGAACTTGTAGTCAATACCACTTGGAGCACTTGCCTGCTCTAAGAAGTCAAACTGCTTCTGCACCTGTTGTCCAACCAATCTACTGACTGCACCGGTTGCATCATCACGTAGATTCACTGTGGTTTCTTGCCACTCTGGTTTGCCTTGTAGGAAAACTTTACTGTTGTAAACATCCAGTGTGATTGGATTGAAGTTGACGCTGGGACGCTTGATATCAACCACTTGTTTGGTCAATTCAGTTGTTGTTTTATCTACGCCAAAATTGATGAAAGTAGCACGAAAGCGATACTTTAATTTTGGCATTAGCAGACCCTGGCTAGTAGCACTTTGGCTACTGTTTAGGGGTATTGTGAAGTTACTTAAACTTGCTACTGGCATTATATTCTCCTGTTACTATTATTTATGATTAGGTTGATGTGGTATTCAACTGGGCAATCGAACCAGGATTGTAAATTGCGATTGGAATGTAGATAAACTCTACATCGCGCATTGGTTCAATAGCAACGTCCACATACAATTGATTGTTGCTAATTGTATCAGGAGTATTATTGCTGGTATCACATATGACCAAGAAATCATATAAGCCACGTAGGGCCAGGATATTGCTCAGAGCGTTTTCAATTTGAGTTGATATTGACTTGCGTGTAACGCCGTCATTGGGCTCAAACAAGTAACCGTTAGCAATACTGTTGAATATTGTTCTTAGATAGTTTTCTAAACGAACAACATTGATACGATCACGTGCAGTTGTATCTGCACTGCGTGTCAATTGACCCCAAATCACTAGACCAGAACCTGGCAGTTGTGTAATTGGATTGATCTTTAATGTGAACAGTGCATCACGCAGGCCTTGGTTGATTGCATTGTGTACAAATTGTCCGCTAGTATTATCAATGTAACCAATATCGCTTAGGTTTGTCACTAGACCACGATTGACACCTGCTGGAGCAAACCATGGATGGCTCACATTGTCACTGTACAAGAATGTGCGTAGTGCAGCATGGCTTGCAGGAACAACAACTCGGTTACCACTCAAATCATTGGTTTGACCAGCTGGATAATACAGTGCCAAGTAAGGACTTGAACTGGCATCGCTTGGCAATCCATCGCCCTTGGTGTTGTTGACCCATGCAGTGATGTCTGTAACGTTTGGTGCTAGGTCCAATGGTGTGTCACCGATAACAAAAGCAGTATCGCCACGATTGTCATTTAGAGTCAACATGTTAGGGATCAGCTCTGGATAACCAGGAGCACAAATCAAGTTGAATCTATAAACTTGTGACAGTACATCTAGGTTACTGTCAATGGCACTTTGCATTGCATCCACGATCAAGGCACGTTGTGCGTGTGATCCGGCGTGCATCACATTTTTACTATCCACTCCACTTGCACTTACCCATGCATCTTTAACTGATGGCAGTGAAGTTGGTGCACCTGGCACTGGTGGTGTTGGCAAGTTAGGATATGCAGCTGCATTAAAGTAGTTGGGCACAAACTTCTTGACATTGTAACCGCTACGACGTGTGTTAAACAACAATGCGCCACGTGGTGCCAAACGATAGTCAGGAGCATCTAGATCAATGTAGTTGCTGGTCAACAAACTTGTGATAGCTGGCAGTGAGCCAGAAATCACATCAGTTGTACCTGATGTGTCCCAACGTGCATCACCAAAGATGATACCATTTGAGCTCACATGGTCAGTTTTGTCAATCGCAGACCATACTGGAGTTGCGCCACCAGTAGTGCAACGATATAGACTTGGGAAATTGGCCAAATCACTTGAATCCAACCAAATGTCACCTACTGATAAATTTGCGCCAGTGCTTTGACTTTGTGGTGCAGTTGTGCTGATGATAACACCGTTTGGATCTGTGTTTTGTAGATTGTAGCCGCGACTGTCATTGGCCACAGTTCTATAACCTTTCCAGCCATAACCATCATTGATCATGATGTCGATATCGGTTGGGTTACTGTAGTACCAGTAGGTTCCAGTTGCAGGAGCACTGTAAGGCTGACTGGCTTGATACTTGATTGTGGAGGTCACGTCACTGAAATTGGTGATGTAAACTGTGTTGTTGATAATGGTATAACCACTACCACCATTGGCATAGAAGCCAATGCCAGGCGAGCCTGAACCAGTACCCAGTGGGGTTCCACTGTTGTTTGACAATGTGATTACTCCACCTGAAGTATGACTGATTTGTAATGCTCCAGTTGCAGTCACTGATGCTGTTACATAAGGAATACTCTGTGATAAAATTTCAGTGACTACATCAGTTACTGATGCACTTGAGAAACTGCCAGTGGCTGGTAATGTGTACTGTGTAAATGAGCCAGTACCTGGAGTACTTGCATTCAAAGTGATTACACCAGTAATAGTTCCTGGAGTAGCGCCAGTTGCAGTTGCAACACCGCTGGCGTTACTAGCAAACAACTTCAATGAGTTTGCCGAACCATCATATGAATAATAGTCAGCGTAGACTGATCCAGCTGGAATATTAATACCACCGCCTACAGGATCTAGTCCATATATAGCAGTTGCTATACCAGCAAAAGCTGACACGCTGAGAGTCTTGAAAGCGCCAGTACCGGTGCTGTATTTTTTCAACACTGGTGAGAATCCAGCGCCAGTTGCAGTTGTTTTCCACCATACACTGCCACTTGGACGTGGACGGCTATCAGTTGAGAACCAGCCAGTTGTTGGTGATTGTGCATAACTGCCATAGAAGAAGTAGGGAGTATAAAACGATGCACTTCCACTGCTGAGTGTGATACCGCATCTTGCAAATGTGTGGTTAGCATCATCAGTAATGGTCAAAGTTTTGTTCAAGGCCAAATCATTTACAAATAACTGCAAGTAGCCTCTGCTGCTTACGCTGGCACTTACGCCAGTAACTGTTGCTGCATTGATATTCAATACCAATTGAGAAACTGTTGTTCCTGTTACTGTAATTGACTGTCCATTAATGGTTATGGATCCACCTGATACCAAATTGGTAGGATTGGCAATTGTGCCAGTCACAGTGGGTACAGCATTTTGCCATGTTGTAGAACCAACCAAGGTCCATGTGTTGTTTAATACTGATGTTGCACTGCTGCTTGAACCAGCACTGTCGGTTCCAGCTTTATAGTACAAACGAACCGGGTTAGCAATAGTGCCATCGCTGTTTACAGTGACTACAGCATAGTCGCCAACATTGCCAACTGACACTTTGGGTGCACTTGGTGAGCCAGTAACTTTTGAGTTGTCAGTGATCACAATTGGTGTTACTGCATTAAATACAGAATTTGTGGCATCTGTTTCAAATAAACCAAAATCAGTGTTCACAGTATCTAGCCAATAAGTACCGTTTGCAGGTGCTCCAATTGGTCTAACACTGGTGCCTACCAATTGATTCAAGTCAATGTCAGCACGAATAGCAAACAGTTGATTGGTTAAACCCAATGCTGAATAAGCAGCCATCAAGCCGTATTCGTTTATTTCGCTACCGTTTACTGGTGTGCCACTTGCGCTCAACGGGAAACTGGGTGTACCCATTTGAGTAACTAGGTCTCGTTGACTTGTGAATGCCAACAGTTGGCCAGCATTTGCTTTGCTGGTACCATTAGCAGCAGCGCCATTGTACTTTTTATCTTGTGCAGTTGCCAATAATACTAGTGGAACCGAGCCAATATTGTTGTTGACATATTGACTTTGATCGTTAATGGAAATTTGAATTCCTGGTGATACTAGTGCCATGTTAAATTCCTTTATAATGCATAGTTAAAGTTATTTATCGGAATGGCCCAATTTTAGCCGTTTAGATTGCCCTTAATTAAGGTTATGCTTATAAATACAGTTATGAGACCTTTATGCCCCACATGTAATCTGCGCCCGGTGGCCATCAACAGTCATCGTGGTGAACAAACCTACTATCGCAAGGTGTGTGATGCCTGTTCTAGGACCGGACGCAAGTTAAAGCCGGATGCACCCACCTGGGCCAAAAGCGGGTATGTGAAAAAGCCGCAGTGTGACAAATGCGGCTTCAAGTTCAAATTGGTAGAGCAGAGTAATGTGTTCTACGTGGACGGCAATTTAAAAAACAACAACTGGCACAATCTAAAAACTGTGTGCCTCAACTGCCAACAAGAACTGTATCGTGGCAGAATCTCTTGGAAGCCGTCACCTATTGTACCAGATTTTTGATCTGACGATATAGATCTTCCACACTGCCGTTGTTGTCTACTTCGGCATCAAACTCGGTGCCAATCCAGGCATACTCGCTGGCATGCACGTCGGGATACTGATAGCGCATGCCAATTTGCTTTTTCTCTTTGTTGGGCTGACTGTGTCTACCATTTGATTTGTTGTCAAGCAGGGCACAACTGTACCACTCGGGAAGATCCCCGCGTTGTACCCAAATCACTTTACCGCCCGAATTCTTGATTGATACTATTTCGTTGGGAAATCTGCAGTCACTGATTACCACATTATCTCGACTGTTACGCAATTTGTTTTCAAGGCTGGCTATCCAGATGTCGTCATGAAACCCTACTCGGCACACTTCGGTGCCCCAGTACTGCAATACCCAACGTGGAGTGACGTCTCGGCCCAGTCGTTCGGTCCACCAGGTGTCCAGTTCTTCACGCCATTCGCGACTTTCCTTGGTTCTACCTTCTAGCAGTTCTCGATCCCAACCAAATATGTCGGCCACTGCATCTTTTAATGTGCTGGCAAAGCTGTCACGTTTGAATCCGTGAAAATTAACCAAATAGTCAGCCACTGTGTCCTTGCCGGACCCGATAAATCCACATACACCTATAATCATGAAAATGCTCCGTATAGGAGCATTATTGCACAAATAGCACACTCTGTCAAGAGTTATTTTTTCAATTGGACAGGTCCACGTGCTTGCATCGGGCTGGTTCGATTTACTGTTGTGGGTTCTTGGCTTTTACGGCTGCCCCAATTGGTTTTTTCATGATCGCCCACATGGTGTGCGGCATTGTCAATCATTTCTTCTTCAATGGGATGATAGGGTTTGACCACGGGATCACCACCTGCCCAGTTTTCGTCACCCATGCTTGCATTGGGGGTGTTCCCGGCTCCGGCTCCGGCTAGGGCTCGTATAAATCTTGAATGCAAGTAACCACTACCATGATACAGGTTTTGTCCAGGCAAGGTATGAGCATGTCCTAGAACTGATTCGTGTTCGGCATCGATCACTCTAGACTTAGCAGTTTCGTTTATGATTTCTGTAATTTTCATTGTGTTATCCCATTATCCATGTGAGTGGTTGTCCGCCATCCACGTACATCTTGAGTTCTTCTTCCAGTTTCTCCATGCCTTCTTTGGCTTCATTCTTTAATGTAGCACCGTTAAGTGTGGCACCACCTTGTGGGCCAGCAATCTGACTGAACTTTTCACGTGCTTCGCCAAGTATCATTTTACAGAAGTTGTAAGCATACTCTTGTATCCAGGGAAAACTGTAGGGATCGTTCAAGATCATTTGATCGGGTTTGGTGTTGAAGATCCAGAGCAGTACGCTTTCTTGATCTTCCACTCTGGGATTGGCTCCTTGCCACGGCATCTTGCGTGCCAAGGTCAATTTCTTTGTAACTGGATTGAATGTAAAGTTGATGTGTCCACCAAACATGGTCATGGCCAACTTCTGATAGTCCACAAACAATTCGTAGTTGGTGAGTCCGCCCACACGTCCTGCCACCAACATGTAGGTGTTCAAGAAGCCGCTGCTGAATGGTTCAAATTGACTAGCAGTTGTTCCTGTTACTGATCCAATACCGCGTCTGAATATTTGACGCACACTCACAATCTCTTTGGGCAAGATGTATTCTTGTGTTTCGGGTAACAGTGTTAGGCTGGCGTAACTTTCTTCGGTGCTGTTTTGTGCACGTTGACGATACTTGATCAAGGCCTGCTTGATTCCCATCTCGTAGTGCTCGTTTTCCAGTTCAACATCCACTATGCCATCTGCTAGACGCATACGAATATAGTCTGTAATGGCACTGCGTTGTAGATCACTGCTGGGGTAATAACCAGCATCATATGCAATATGGCCTGCACCGGATCCTGTGCTGGAATTATAAAGGCTCGACGTAATAATATTGCTATTAGCGTCAAAGCCAGTGTCTTGTGCTATGTTACCTGTATAAGGTGTTACCATACTGTATTCTCCGAATACAGTATTTATCCATTACTGGGTCTTGAGTAGCACAACATCAGTGCTGATGCGCCCGTTGAGCTTGGCTTCTGTGGCCTTGATATCGTCTAGGAACTTGCGTAACTGCACTTTACCCGCCTTGGCAAACTCCTTGAGCTTTTCCTCAGGTTTTCTCAAGGTCTTCATGGTACTCTTGTCAGTATCAAAGTTGATGATACTGGTGCCTTTGACGTTTAGGGGCTGATAAGCAGTTGCCACATATCGTCCCAGTTTACGAGTTTTAATGTTGTAAACCCATAGCTCCTGTGCACCCACAATTTCTGCGGGATTGATTGATACTATTTTGAGTACCGGATCGGTCTTGGCGTATTTGAGCTTGGCAATTACCTTTTCTTTGCTAGGCGCCTTTTTAACTCTGGCTTTCTTGAGAGATTTTTTAACATTCTTGTACTGTTCCAGTGCCGCCAGTAGTGAATCTATCCAGCCAATGATGCGTTTGAAGTCTGCGGCCTTGTAGTGTCGATAGCCCTCTGTGAGTTGTTCTTCAACACGACCTTTGGCCAGTTCTAGTTCGCTGGCACGATTGGCATAAAGTTCTTCGTATTTGCTGATTTGACTCTGTACCACGTTGTTGGCAACCAAAAAGTCATAGGGTTTGAAATCGGTTTTGATGTTCTTGACCACATCGTCATAGTGTCCCTCTAGCTCGCCTATGATTTCGCTGGTCTTTTCGTTTAAGCGATCTTGAATAGTGGGTGCACGATACACCGGTTTGTCTTCTACCACTGCCACTTCTACAGGTTCGGGATCGGCTTTGGCTATTGCATCCAGAAAGCACTGATTTAAAAACTCTAAGTGTCGCGGTTTGAGTGGCATGTTGGCACGAATATTGGCCATTACTAGACTACAGGCTGTCATCGGAATACTTTTATCCGAAGTACGCTCAAATGCTCTAACTTGTTCTTTGGTGTATTCTTTGGGTCTCAGTTTCAACCACTCGATCACGTTCTTACGTGCGTCCTTTTGACTATAGTAATAATTGTAGTAGTAAAAACTTTGGCGAAGTTTATGGTCAAACTCAGCATCGGTCAAGCCAATGTCGGTCTCGTTCCAGTCTGGTTCACCACCAGTGTACTTTTCATCGTGAAAAGCGGGATTACGAACCTTGGTTTGTTTTGTTTTGATCTTGATTCCGGCTACTGTGGCCATAATAACTCCTGCAAAATTATATTATACTACATCTTGAGCAAAGAGCCAAATACCAGTTGTTGCTCTAATACAACAAGAGCCTCGTCCAGTTTTTGGGCTATTTCTGTGTACTTTGGTGTTAATCGATTTCGGCGTCGACAATTCACAAATTCCCCGTCCAATTGTGCCCAATATCCCACACAATTTTGCAACATTAAATGCAATTTGGCGTCGCCCAGGCGAATCACCGTGGGACGGGCATCAGCTATTCGGTTATAAAGGTCAGGACTGTGCATGTGCATAACTGTAATTATACAGGATAAATCATTACCTGTCAATTTGGGTAAATACATAATACTCGGGGATTCACTGTGGCAAGATTAAGTTTATGGAAAGACGGCAAACATTCAAACGATTACAAGTTCTTTGATCGTCGCATTTCGGAAATGTTCACAATTGGCGGTACAGGCATACTGCTAAACAAATATCTTGGTCCAATCGAGCAAGGCACATTTGTTTCTACATCGGCATCACAAAGTCAACCCGACATACAACTACAATTTAGCAACACCAACGGAATTGCAGTAGGTGATTTTGTTTACGGCACCGGGATAGCCACTGGTGCCACTGTGATTGCCATGACCAGCACCGCAGTCACTTTGAGTACTCCCACCACTTCGGCAGTGGCCTTGGGCGCCAGCATCGGTTTCAGCAAAGATGCCACACAACCAGCATACACCAATCAAAGTGCACAGAACATACAGGATCTGTTATGGACTGAAAATCGTGATAGAAAGTACGACAAAGACATTTATAAAATGCGTGGTATCTATCAACGTGCCGATCAAGACTTTGATTTGAGCCAATTTGGTTTATTCCTACAGACTGGCACTATTTTCATGGTATTCCATTTGCGTGACATGGTAGATCAGATTGGTCGCAAGCTGATTGCTGGCGATGTACTTGAACTTGAACACCTAAAAGACTACGATGCTCTTGATGGCGACTTGCCGGCTGCACTAAAACGCTACTATGTTGTGAGTGATGCCAGTTTTGCCAGCGAGGGATTCAGTCCCACTTGGTGGCCGCACTTGTGGCGTGTGAAATTAAACCCGTTGGTGGACTCGCAAGAATACAAAGACATACTCAACAACATTGCAGCCGGGCCAGCAACCACTACTCCAGTGGGTCAAGTATTGAGCACTTACCAAAAGTATCTGGATATCAATCAAAGTATCATTGCACAGGCCGAACTAGATGTGCCCTTGAGCGGATATGATACCAGTGCGTTCTATACCTTGGGCGCCAATCCCGATGGTACTCCACAAGCGGATCCGATCACGGCCGATCAAACTACCTATCACGGTAATCTTGTGACTGCTGACTCGTTCTCGATCACTGCTGATACCGGAATTGCCAGTCCCACTACCAAGATCGAAGGTTACTTGACTGGAGATGGGCGTGCACCCAATCAGATTACCACTGCGGCCGGTATTTCGTTCCCCACCAATCCCACTGAAGGCGAGTTCTTCCTGCGCTTGGATTACTTGCCCAATAGACTATTTAGATTTGATGGCAAATTTTGGCGCAAGGTTGAGGATGCAGTACGCACTGGACTGACCCCAGGCGCAGATAATAATAAGACCATGCGTGAAGGTTATGTAAATAACACACATACCTACACCGACGCCGCCGGAGTGACCTGGAACGAGCGTCAAAACATCAGTAAAATATTAACACCCAAGGCAGACAATTAATGGCAGCAGTACAATATGCATACGATGGTCAAATAAGACGATTTGTATTGCAGTTCATACGAATACTCAGTAACTTTCAAGTACAATTTGGACAGGACACCAGCGGCAATACCACACTGCAAACAGTGCCCATCTACTACGGAGATCAAAGTCGCCAGGCTGCCATGATACTTAAAGGCAACAGTGAAAACACTTTGAATGCTGTACCGGCCATGGCCACCTACATTGCAGGCTTGACCTATGATCGAGATCGTGTGCTCAATCCCTACTTTGAAGGTTCCACTGTGATCCGACAACAGGTATTCAATCAATCCACACAAAACTATACAGGCACACAAGACAGCATATACACTGTAGAACGTTTGATGCCGGCTCCGTACAAACTGCAGATGCGTGTGGACATATGGACCAGCAACACCGAACAAAAGCATCAGCTGATCGAACAGATTGCACCGTTATTCAACCCCAGTTTAGAAATACAGAGCAGTGATAACTATCTAGACTGGACCAGCCTCAGTGCTGTATTTTTGACTGAAACCACTTACACCAGTCGCAGTGTGCCAGCCGGTGGCGACGACAATCAGCTGGACATAGCAACGCTGACATTTGAAATGCCAATTTGGATCAGCTTGCCGGCCAAGGTCAAGAAAATGGGTGTGGTGGCCGAGATCATTGCCAGTTTGTACAGCGAGTCTGGCGACCTAAGTCCTGATGTTATTACCACCTTAGAGGGATTGGTAAGTCAACAACGTTTCAGTCCACTCAACTACGACATAGTGTACATGGGCAATAGTCTTGCTCTTTACACTGCTGGTACCAACGAACAAGACAATATAGTTCACGGTAATCGTATGCAGTGGAAAAACATTGTAAACTACTATGGCGCCTTGCGTAACGGTATCAGCCAAGTCAGACTCAAGTTTGATCACACCGACGGTGTACACGAAATAGTGGGCACTGTGGCCTATGATCCCACAGATTTAACCAGTCTGTTGTTTACACCCATAGCACGAACACTGCCGGCCAACACTCTGCAAAGCGTAGATGCCATTATTGATCCCTTGACGGTTACCGTAAATGCCAGCATACTGAGCCCTGCTGTGGGCACCAGATACTTGATACTGAATCCCATTGGCAATGTGAACAGTGAAGATCCTGTGGCCTGGGCCGGAGCCACTGGCACTAACTTGATTGCCAATGCCAACGACATCATTCAGTGGAACGGCAGTTACTGGACTGTGTCTTATGATAGCGAGCAAGAATCTGGTGTACAGTACGTGACCAACTTAAATACAACTACACAATACAAGTGGACTGGAACAGCTTGGGTAAAAAGCTACGAAGGAATCTACAAGGCAGGTAGTTGGAGCCTGATACTATAATGAGTGACAAACATACTGAAGGCGTAGGCGCACTAGTCTATGCCAAGCGAACCAATCGATATCTTTTCTTGTTGCGCGACAAATCAAAACAACAGGGATTCTGGGGTATTGTAGGCGGCAAGATTGATGCAGGCGAAACTGTGATACAGGCTCTAGTTCGTGAAATACACGAGGAGATTGGTGTGGACTATGCCAAGAAAAAGTTTATACCACTGGAAACATTCACAAGTGACAACGAAAAATTTGTTTACTACACGTTTCTAGTCACTGTGGATGATGAATTTGTTCCGGTATTGAATGACGAGCATCGCGGCTACTGCTGGGTCGAACTGCGTGATCATCCCAAGCCCCTGCATCCTGGCTTGTGGCGCAGTTTTAATTTTGATATTGTAAAAAAGAAAATTCGAGTTCTTGAAACTATACTAAACTGATATAGTGCCTAGGTCAGCTTCGCATACAAACTCACGATAACTCATCTGTCTTAGATTCACCAGAGGGGTCAGCTTTGGATGCATGAAGTGTGTTTCCTGTGGCATGACTCGTATAAAGTCCACTGACGGATAAGTTGCAATCACATCAGCAAGACTTCTAGCAAAAAATTCACCGTTGTTGCTTTCGTCCTCAACCGGATAGCCCGGTGTTCCGGTATAGATGTTGTTGACTGGTCCATCCCAGTGATACTGATCGTATCCCACCAAAAACACTTTCTTGTGTCCGTCAAAACAGGCCATATAAGCAGCCACTGCGCCCATATCAAACTGTATGTTTTGCGGGATCAAATAAAATTTGCCGGGATAGTCCAACAACACATCGGCATGAGCATACACAATATGGTTGTCGCAGTAGTTTGTGGCAGCAACTTCGCCGGCTATTTCTCTACTGACCATTAAAAAGTCAGGTGCAAAATCTCGATACAGGGCATTACAACCATAGCTTTGCAATTTGTTTGCACCCAAGATACCACCTTGATGGTATTTGATAAAGTTCAAATTAAAATCTTTACGGCTTTCGCCATTGCCAATGGCCACTGCTTGTGTGGTTGAGTGAGTGTTCGTGACCGCGTTGGGCACAAATTCAGTTTCGGGCATCCACTCGCCGCCGGTGAGATTCAGTTGTGTAACAATGTTTTCACCTGCATAGTTTGAGCGATAGAGTTGTTTAAGTTTCTGCATACAGTATTTATTAAGCTCGGTAGGTGCCGCCAGGAGGAGAAAACGTATGATACCACACCAATCCTGCAGGTCCTGCATTAAAAGTCACTGTGCCGCCTGCGCCAATTTGGCTAGGGTTAGTGTAACTCACTACCAAAATACCTTTTCCGCCCGGAGATCCGCCCTTGGATCTACAACATCCAGTACTGTATCCAGCTCCGCCTCCGCCATACAGGCCGCCTGATCCACCGCATCCATTACTGCCGCCACTGCCGCCTCCGCCAGGTGATGATCCTGTAAATAGACTGGTACCATTGGCACCACCAGTCCCACTTGGTCCTGGTGCGGGAACTCCAACTCCACCGCCCCCGCTTCCGCCTCCGGCAATGGCTCCAGGATTTCCGCCGGGCGTGAATTCACTATTTCCGCCTCCGCCTCCACCCGCGCCACCTGAGCCAGAACCAGCTGATCCTGAACCTGGAGAAGTGCCTTGTGCATTACCGCCATTGCCGCCATTGCCTGAATAGCCGCCGGCACCACCCCCACCCCCACCAGTTAATCCGCCACCATTACCCCCTGTACCACCATTACCCCCTGTGTCACCAAAGAAGGGTCCGCCAGCTCCACCTGCGCCACTGGTGGGTGTTTGACCACCACCGCCCTTGACCACTGTAGGTGAGTAAAAATAAGTGTCTCCGCCTGAAACTGGGCCCGCCGGAGTACAATTGGCAGTACCGCCCGCACCCACTGTGACACAATATTGAGTTCCGCCTGTGACCGGATAGGCATTTCTATATCCCAATCCACCTCCACCTCCACCAGCACTGTAACTGCCTGCACCACCTCCACCTACAGCAATAATCGATATATTGTATTGTGATGCTGCTACACCGGGCAATGATAACCAGTTACCATTGATATAGTATTCCATGAGATTCAGTTGCGAATTATATCCCATAGCACCATTAACAGGATTGACTGGTCTTGTGGCCGTGGTCCAGTTAGCAGTTGTCAGTTTTGTGGGTCGCACTGAATTAGCATAAAAAGTACCTAGCACTCGGAGATTTTGCCCAACCGTTACACCTCCGCCGCTGGCATTCAATTGTGTACCACCTACTGATAATCCATCTTGATCTAGAAATATACGATTGTTTGACATAGGCTATGCTGTGTAAGTGCCGCTACTGTTGTAGGTATGTACCCAAATTGGTCCTAGACCAGGATTGAAGTTTGTGACAAATCCGCCGGTGCCACGTTGTACCGGATTGGCATAACTGATGATAACTGTGCCGGATCCACCAGTTCCGCCTGGGTTACTGCCAGAACTGTATCCGCCACCACCACCACCTCCGGTGTTGGGAGTACCTGCAGTGGCTGGATAGCCTTGTGCCGGGTATGTGGCCGGATTATTTGCGCCACGACCACCTCCGCCAATGCCGCCAGCACCGCCTACACCAGGCGCATTTGGTGCCGGATTATTATCATTACCACCGCCACCGCCACCAGCATAAAAATTTCCACCAGTGCCACTTACCAATGACTGTATACCGGCTCCGCCCTGGCCACCAGAGTTACCAATTGGTGTGTTGGCGTTATAGCCAACACCGCCGGCACCTCCGCCGCCGGCACCACCATTGGCTGGGCCCGGAGCACCAATTCCACCAGCATTTCCGGCACCACCACTGGTGCTAGAACCCTGTTGTGCAAGACCTGCACCATAGGATGCGTTTCCGCCTCCGCCTCCGCCTGAGCCACCATTCAATCCAGAAGTATTTGTTCCGCCTCCGCCGCCACCAATGCCGGTTATTGTGGTTATATTGGAACTGGATATTGAGCTATTGGCGCCGTTTACGTTGGTTGTTCCGCCAGCACCAACTGCTATGTTATAAATTGTTCCGCCTGTGATACTGACAGTTCCAGCAGTGACTCCGCCTCCGCCTCCGCCTCCACCAATGGAGACTCCATTGATACCCTGTCCGCCTCCGCCTCCACCGCCAACTATAAAATAATTGATACTGTAAGTGCCAGTGCCATTAAGGATATACCAGCCATTGCCGTAATATTCCATACTACCATTGGTGGTGTTAAAGCCCAATTGGCCATTCGTGGGATTTGTGGGTCGTGTTGCCGTGGTCCATGTTGGTGGAACTAGACTGCTCACAACCGATAGATTACCTGCATAAGAGTTTCCGTTGACCACAAGATTTTGACCAACTGTTACACCGCCGCCAGATGCAACCAGTTGTGTTCCTCCTACAACCAGTCCATCTGTTTCAAGTGTGAGTTTGTTAAGTGCCACGGGAGCAACTCCTTAGGCTTGAGCTTCGGTCCAGCTGATACGACTCTGTATGTTTGCGTATGTGCTACCAATGTTGGTGGCCACAACTGTGATCACGTCTGGACCATCTGGGTAGTAGCCCTTTGTAGCATCATTAGTAGAAGCTCCACCGTTGATACTATTACCAATATCTCGAATCTTGGTCAAATCACCAATAACTGAACTGTAGTTACCAGAACCTGCAGTGTTTACAGCGTAGAATCCGTAAATGGTTTCGCCACCACTTATCTGCACATTACCGTTGTGGTCCGCAATTTGGGCAAGACTGGATGTACCTATAGCAACACGAGTAAATGGTGCCAGTGTACCGGTATTGGCTGTTAATTGTCCATTGAGTACAACCTGTACCAAGAATGAGCCGTTAACCAATACCTCGGCCGCTTGCGGTACCAACTGCATACGATTGACAACTTCTTTTTGTCCCAGTGTACCCGGAATACCTGAGTCAACGCTGGGACTTACACGCACACTCTGTAGTGCCACTGTGACACCGGGTCCTACCAAGGTTTGACCAGGTTCACCGTTAACAAACTGCAACGATTTATCGTCGTTAAACAAGCCGTCCATCACCACCGAAGTTCCCCAGTGACTGATAACTGGACAGAATTGTGGTGCATGTGAATACACTGTGATTGGTTGTCCGATATTGGCATAGTGGGCACTGGCCACGTTACCCATTTGATTGAACACCAGATTACCAGTACCGGTCACGTTTCCAGTGGGTGTTTGATTCAGTGTAATAACATTGTTTGGTGTGCCAGGGTAAATTGCATACACAAATGTATTTGGTCCAATCAAGCCCGGTGTGCCCGAGTAAACCTGCATACCAGGTTGTATAGAACTTATACTGCTGGTTGTTGTTATATTGGCACTGGTGTTTGTTGTAGTAATAGTATTGATGTATGTACTGGCCTGTCCACGAATTGTCAAATTGAATGTGTTTGTTGCCGGATTCACATTTGAGTAATAAACATATTCGTATCCGTTAACAGGATCGGCAATCAGCAAAGTACCGCTTGGTGGGAAACTGTTGATACCAAAACCGTATTGTTGTACGTTACTCACTGTGAGTGTGGTTGACGCTGCGGTCATGTTTGAGGTCAAAATTGCACGTGGTGCAAAAGTATTGGTTTCATAACGTGCTGGTAAGTTACCCGAGCGCATCCAGGCACTGGGGTTTTGGTTGTTGTTGACAAATCTGTGTACGTAAATGATTTTACCAATGGTGTCTCTGAATCCAAAGCGCACCTGACCAGCGCCGTACCAGGAGTAATCCAAATACCACATCTGCATCTTGGTCAAGTCGATGTTGAATCCGCTTGGGCCTGTACCGTCTGCCTTGTCCATGTTCCAGGCACTCTGTGGCACACGCACTTCGATAGTTTTACTAACTATGACTGGGCCTTGTGGAGTAACACCACGATAGGGAGTGGTCAAGGTAAATTGTGTGTCGCTGATAACATCAGCGACGCGATAGCTCATACCTCGAATAACAATAAAGTCACCCGAGGTCAACTGTTTGCTGGCCTTGCCCTGTGTGAATCCGTTTATAGTACCAGCCGTGATCTGTGCTGATCCCTGTGTGACTGTCCATACACCGGCAATTTGATCAGTACTTCTACGACGCACACACCATAAGGTCTGTCCATCATATTCAAAGAAGATACCGTTTTGTTGGTCAAATATGCCCACACGGTTGGTACTTCCGTACCAGCTGTTGGGTTGTAGCAAGATAGGGAATCCCGAAGCTGGTGTTGCAGCAGCCACTGATCCAATACCGCTGGTGCTTGTGGTGTAGGTTGTGGCGGATGCTGGTGCCGACAGTGGAATATAGGTAAACTGTACTGCATTCAAGACCTGTTGAATAACAAATGTGCCGTTGTAAGCAGATTCGTTGGCTCCCGAGATTGATATACTGACACCAGGTGCCATGTAGTGTGGGAATTTGGTTGTTGCTGTGATTGCACCAGTTACCGAATTATAGCTTAATTCGTCAACAAACACACCACTCTTGAGAATAGTACCTGTGGATATCTGAATACCCTTACCCGACTGATAACGGAAGTAACGTCTGGTTTGGCGAACTAACTGTATGTTGTGTCCAGGATTACCTGTGGTAAACTGTACGCCACCATCATAAGCACGATGAGCAACTAGGCCATCGGGTCTAATATATATGTTGCTGGCAAAGTTTGAAATTGTTCCACTGGGTGCCGTGTTAGCAATGACCTGAAATGCCACATTGCTGGTCACAGCTGCCACTTGATAACTGCTGGCCGGAGCATTTGATGTTGCAGTCACGTTGGCAATAATAACACCATCGCCCACCTGTAAGCCATGTGGATCCACTGTGCTGATATAAACCACCTGTCCGTTGGTTCCACCTGATGTCATGCTGCTCACGTTCAAGTTGGCATTACTGTAAAATGATCCCGCAAATAAGTTTGTGAGTGTGCTATCGTACACACTTTGATTTGTACCTGGGCCAAGATAGGCATATCGACCAGTGTAGGTAAATGTAAATGTGCCGGTCGCAGCAGTGTTGGCTGTTTCTACTAGATAGTTACCATTGGCACCGTACCAGGTGGTATCTTGAACATAAATCGGAGTGCCCACAGTGGGTGGTGCACTTGGGAAAGTGTTTACAGTGACGTTGGCACTCAAATTGGTAACCAGCACGTTTGACACTGTTATGGGGCTTGCGGGCAAGTAGTAGAAACTGGGACGCATGTTTGTGGTGATCAAGGTCTCCCACTTGGTAGGTTGTGTACCATATTCAAAGTCAGTATCAATAAGTGACTGTGGTTGACTGATACGTAATTTGCCCACGGGATCAATCAAGGTCTCGTCTGGCATAAAGTATTCGGCTGGCTCATCTACCACAATGCTCAACTTGTCAGTGGAATTCATGCTGGTTGTGTTGTAGTTCAGCGTGATTGTGGTCAGGGGATTGACGTAGTTGGTACCCTGTGTAAAAGTATAACTGGTAGCAGTTAGAGTGGGATCACTGAAATTGTAGATGACCTTGTTTGATGTTACATTGGTAATCAACAACAAACGCTCTCGTTGTAAGATACGAGGAATCGTGATTGTTTGACTACTTGGTGTAAATGTGTATTGTGTGTCTAAGAGAACTCTTCTTGCCATTTTTTAATCCTTTTTATGCGCCCAGCATTATATTTAGTGCCTTAAACGGGGTCTGTGTATAAAGAAACGGGGGTTGTGCATCTGCATTGGTTCGCACTGTGCCGTAAAACGACATGCCTGCGATTGGAGCAGTTGCAAATGTGATTGTGCTTCCCGAAATTTTGTAGCCAGAATTGAACAAATTGATTTCGGTTAAGTTTTGATAATCGTTGATGTATCGTGCCGGAAACACCGGAATTTCACCTATAGCAATGTTCAGTTGCAAAATGCTGTTGGGTGCGTAGGGAGTGCCGTTTACACTCAGTGTAAATGAAGTGGTGGCACCATCAAATGTGTTGCTGATATCATCCAGTGGATAGGTATAGCCCGGTGTTTCGCCCGAGGGATAAGCAAAAGTGGTAGCAGTCAGTGTGCCGTTTGTGGGATTTCTAGTCCAAGAGTTACTGGTGCTACTGTAGACGTAACTGATTCCGTTGACTGTTGCCGTTGTGCCGTTTGCGGGATTTGCTGGGAAACTCATAGTGTACCTTTATACACTATTTATCGCAATCAAAAACTTACAGGAATGTAAACACGCCCGCTACTGACAATAACAATAGTGCCCATGCGATCAGTGCCGTGTAATATGTTGTTAGACTGGTTCCAAAATAACGCTTGCCGATCATGACACATTCGTGCATGGGAGTCAACAGGTATCCGCAGTAGTCTAGAGCAAAAAACCACAGTAGGTATTGTGCGCCAAATGCACTGGTCATGAGTACTGTGAGCGCAGCAAACTTGCCGTCACTGCCCATGCTGAAACTGGCAATAAATGTCAGCAAGCTGATGTAGAATATGCCCTTGAATGTGTGCATGTCTAGCCCTATACTGCGTACAGTGTCCTCGAACCAGGCACGATGTTCCTGCATGTATCCCGAACTGGCAAATACTACTGCCACAATGGCCACTGTGGTCCAATTGATATAACTGTTTAATTTTGCCAAATTGTAACTGTTGGTCAACACAATGTAGTACAACAACATTGGCCCGAACACATAAAATACCGCTTCAGGTCCTTCTCCGCCCATGAGCATGTAGGCCACAATGGCAATCAAGAATGGCACTGTGTTTTTAACAAAATTCCACAATCCGCCACTGTCGCAGGGTTGTATTACTACTTCGTCTTCACGCACACTGAACCAGCAATAGGATACTATAAACAAGGCGCTGACAACTAACAGTGGCCACATCATGCCCAACCATGCAGTATAGCCCAGACCAAATGCGGCCATGGGCAACAGTACCGGTTTTTCTATCGGGCTCCACATGTAGAAATGATGTGTGGTCAAAAAGTCCACAATGCCTAGTTTTTTGCGACTCTCAGTATCGCCTGCGGTGCCGGTGGCAGTATCCAGTATACCAGCACTCACTGTGGCCCTACCTTCAATGGGCAGGATACCAGCAACAAAACTCAGCAACATAATCACCAAGCGATTGCTACGAAATGTGTTTTTTAAGTAGCCATAAGTGCCAGCAAATATATTGTGTTCTTTGGCAATGCCACTCACTACCATGATTGAGATCAAGACGAATAGATAAATTTCGTCATCCAAGTATTGAAGTATTTGCATGTTATTTGAATTTGGTTAAGTAATCGTCCAAGCCGGACATTTTTAATTTGGGTTTAACATCATTATTTACAACCATAGGTTCCAATACAAAATTTCCTGCAACCGAAATTCTAAACCGATCGCTGGTATAAAATGGATACACACAGTGATGCATACTGGCCGGAAACATCAGCATACGATTGTTGTAGGTTCGGTCCACTGGCAAGTTGTAAGTTATTAAATTACCAATGCTGTTTAATGTCACTAGACTGAAATGTCCGGGTACATTCACATGTGCATTTCTACTGGGCTTGCGAGCCATCTCGTCCCGAATGTCGTAAGGCACATCAATCCAGATCACAAAACTCATCACACCCGAGTGATCATGCAACGGATTGAACTCGTGCTTTTGTTGAAAGTTGACCCAGGCCTTGCCCAAT